CTTTAACAGTAAAGTATCCTTGGTATTCAACGCTATCGAGAGAAGTGGAATATGTATACACAATGAAACATTCAGAGAATACTTCCACCCCGTTGATGGTAAATACGTCTACACTCAATTCAACTTAAAGACAACCACAACAAGACCCTCAAATAAATTCAAAAATGTAAATTATGCCGCACTTAATAAAGAAAACGGATGTAGAAAGAGTTTTATTCCTCGTAATAGTAAACTTGTGGAGATTGATATTTCTGCTTACCATCCTAGTTTGGCTGCTCGTCTCATTGATTATAGCTTTACCACTAGTGATATTCACGCTCATTTTGCTACCCTATATAATGTGGATTATAAAAAAGCGAAAGAGCTTACTTTCAAACAGCTTTATGGCGGAGTTTTCAAAAATTACAAACACCTTGAATTCTTTCGGAAAATAGAAAAATACGTAGGAGAGAACTGGAATAGGTTCCAAAGCGACGGGTTTATAGAATGTCCGGTTTCTGGATATGTTTATAAAAAAGAAAACTTGGATAATATGAACCCACAAAAGTTGTTTAATTATGTGTTACAAAATTTAGAAACGTCTACAAATGTGTTGGTATTGTGGGATATACTTTGTATATTACGAGAATATAAAACGAAACTAGTACTATATACTTATGATTCGTTTTTATTTGATTGGGATGAGAATGAAACAGAATTATTAGAGAAAATAAGAGATATTTTCACAAAATATAAATTAAATATAAAAGAAATAGAAGGTTATGATTACAACTTTGGAGAAACCGCTTAATACGTATAACGCGAAATACGACGTTATAACTAACATTCAAAACTTAAGCGACTTGAATAATAAACTTTTTTGCACATTTACAGACTTAGAAGGTTTGGATGTGTTAATTGACAATATAAAAACAAAATATGATGTTATTTATAATAAACTTTTTGTACTAGAAATAGTAGGAAAGAATGAATATGTAGTAACATACAATGTAGACCAAACTAATCTATCTTCAATTCCCGATAATACTATTTTAGTACATCGTAAGAAAGAATCTAATACTCTATATACAATCAATGCCCTAAACGAATTGATTAAAAAATTAAATGGTGGGGTAGTAGATACTAAATACAGTGTTGATTGGCAACACTATAGAAATTGTGTTTTACTTACCCAACATAATGAATTAAATCAATTAAATACAAAAATTTACAAAATAATTGATCTATAGTTTGGCTCCCCAAATTATGGTTCGTATATTCAAGTTACATATAAACAGTTATAATTAAAAATAAGTTACATTTATGGATTTATCAATGCTTAAACAGAAATTGGATACCCTCCAATCAAAACCACAGGGTGGTCAAAAGACCGATTACTCAACAATTTTTTGGAGACCTACAGTAGGTAAACAACAAATTAGAATTGTACCATCTGCGTACAATGCCTCTAACCCATTTACAGAACTTAAGTTCTATTATGGTATTACTAATAAGGTTATGATTTCACCACTTAATTTTGGAGAAAAAGACCCTATTGCTCTATTCGCTAATAAACTACGTGAAGGTGAATATAATAAAGAGAATTATGTACTTGCTAAAAAGTTAGATGCTAAAAACCGTACCTTTGTTCCCGTTGTAGTACGTGGAGAAGAAGATAAAGGTGTTAGACTATGGCAATTTGGAAAACAAGTGTATGAAGAATTATTAGCACTTGCAGTAGATGATGAAATTGGTGATTACACGGATATTGTAAATGGTAGAGACATTACAGTAGAAACAGTAGGACCAGAATCTACAGGTACTCCTTATAATAAGTCCTCAGTACGTGTTCGTTTAAAAACTACTCCACTTAGTGAAGATGCTTCATTAGTAGAAAAATGGACAAGTGAACAACCAAACCCAACAGATGGTTTGTTTAAACGTTATTCATTTGATGAAATGAAATCTGCTCTTGAAAAATGGTTATCACCAGAAGATGATTCTGAAGAAGATGTATCAACCCCCGTTGCTGCACCCGCAGCATCACCAGCTACAAACTTTAGTTTAGATACTAATAAAGCTAAGCAAAGTAAAGTAGATCAATTTGATTCTTTATTTGATAGTAAAGATAGTACTAATAATGGTGATGATCTACCCTTCTAAATATGGCGAAAAAAGTATCAAAGTCTCTCTCGGCAGCAGTGTCTGCCGAGATTAAGAGCAAATTTGATCTAAATAAATTTAAATCCTCTAAAGGTTTAAATAAAAACGTCAAATTTAAGGACCAACAATGGATACCATTATCTCCTGCTTTCCAAAAAGTAGCTGGAGTACCTGGTATGCCGATGGGGCATATTTCAATATTAAGAGGACATAGTGATACAGGTAAAACTACCGCACTATTAGAAGCAGCAGTATCAGCACAAAATATGGGAATTCTTCCTGTATTTATTATTACTGAAATGAAATGGAATTGGGAACATGCAGCCCAAATGGGGTTAGAAGTTAACCTAATTAAAGATGATGAAGGTGATGTTGTAGATTATGAAGGTAATTTTATCTACGTTGATAGAGAAACTTTACATACTATTGAAGACGTAGCAGCATTTATAATGGATCTACAGAATGAACAGAAAAAAGGTAACTTACCATATGATTTAGCATTTTTCTGGGATAGTATTGGATCAATTCCTTGTGCAATGTCAGTTGAAAAACTGAAAAATAACAATGAATGGAATGCTGGAGCAATGTCAACACAATTTGGTAATACAGTTAATCAAAGTATTGTAATGTCTCGTAAAGAATCATCACCATATACTAATACATTAATTGCAGTTAATAAAGTTTGGACAGCAAAAGCAGAATCACCTATGGGTCAGCCAAAAATGATGAACAAAGGTGGAATGGCAATGTGGTATGATGCTACATTCGTAGTTACTTTTGGAAATATCTCAAATGCTGGAACATCTAAAATTAAAGCAATTAAAGGTGGTATGCAAGTAGAATGGGGTAAAAGAACCAACTTACAGATTGATAAAAACCATGTTAATGGTATGCAATCGAGGGGGAAAATTGTTATGACAAACCACGGTTTTATCCAAGATACTGACAAAGATAAAAATGAGTATAAAAATGCTCATGCTGATGAATGGTCTAAAATTCTAGGAGGAGGACAATTTAAGATTGTAGAAGACCAAGAAGACACAACACCTGTTCTTTACGATGTAGAGGACTTATAGAAAGTAAAACATGAAACATAAAGAATTATTTAGTCTACTGGACAGCGTCCAGGAGGATCAGGAAGAGACTGTACAAAAGAAACATGATAGAGTACTAATTTTAGATGGTTTAAATCTATTTTTTAGAAACTTTGCTATGATGAATATGGTTAATCCTGATGGAGTTCACATCGGTGGATTGGGTGGGTTCTTCCGTTCTTTAGGTGCCATGATTAGACAAACAAATCCAACCTCTGTTTATGTAGTATTCGATGGGGCAGGTTCGACCACCAACAGAAAGAACCTGCTCTCCGAATACAAAGGAACAAGAAATTTACAAAGAGTTACAAATTGGGAAGCATTTGATAATTTAGAAGAAGAACATGATTCTAAAATTGATCAAATAGTTCGTATTATACAATATCTTAAATTATTACCTGTAAAGACTACTATATTAGATAAGGTCGAAGCGGATGATATTATTGCTGTGTTAGCTGAAAAATTAGTTGAAAAACACAATTCAACTTGTTTTATAGTATCTAGTGATAAAGATTTTTTACAATTAGTAACTGATAAAATTATTGTTTATAGACCGATGGAGAAAGAATATTATACTCCAAAGGTAGTAGAGGAAAAATTTGGTTTAAAGCCTTCTAACTTCATTTTACATAAAGTATTATTAGGAGATAATTCTGATAATATTCGAGGGGTAAAAGGATTAGGAGCTAAAGGGATATTTAAAAAATTCCCTGAATTAAAAACTCATGATTTAACTTTAGATGATATTTTCGATATATCTGCTAGGAAATTCAAGGA